TTTCTTTTGCCCAGATTCCGCATCCGTCGCCAACATTTGATTCGTTTTAACTGGCGCAACTGCAACGGCTTAGGGAAGCAGCAGGACAAAATACGCAATTGAGCTTTACGCGGGCGGGCGGATAGGTTTGAGTGTGCACGTCGGAGGGAAACAACCCAACGACCAACTCAACCAAAAACATGAACGCTCCCACCACCTACACCGAAATCTCCCTCGAAGCCGCTGAGGCAATCTTCGGTGGCAAGCTGCCCGAATACCTCTGCAAAGAAAACAATTACGGCACCGCAGCCTTTCACTTCACCGCTTTCAAGGAAATCGTCGAGGCCGACGTGGCTCGCATCGCTGCTCAAAAAGCCGCAAAGCTCGCCGCTCGTGCTGCCCGCGCCGCTGCCCCAGCCCGCACATTCCGCCTCGTCTCGATCGGAGATTGAAGCGCCACCCCACCCCGCAAACAACCCCGCTACCTCTTCGGAGGCGCGGGGTTTTCCGGTGCCAGACCGGAGGGAAATAACCCCGAGGCTCGCAACACAACATGCAAAACGAAATCATCGATATCAGGCGAATCAACTCACGCGGGATTTCCCGCCAAGCCAAGGCGGAAGGAATCGCATTTGCGACGAAGCTCGGCGACAACGGAAAAAATGGCGATGCGCGCGTGACGGTGTATCAGCTCGGCGACACGCGCGTTGCCGATACCAACGGCGACCCGATCTGGGAAGAGCAGGACCACGCCGCGTTCGCGGAACTCCTCAAAACCGAAGGGATCAAACTGTGAGTCCCACGACCGCACTCACCCGCGCTCTGGTCCTCGCGCTCACCGCGCCCGATCAAGCACGCGCCGACCGCGCCATCGCTCTCGCCGAAAGCATCGGCGCGGGCTGCACGCCCCGCCAGATCGCCACCGCAAAACGCAACGCATCGAAACTCACGAAATGAAACGCGCACTTCTCCTCCTCGCGCTCGCGGTCACAGCGCACGCCGCGCCACCACCCAGCTTCTTCCGCGCGCTCCACATCGTCGAGACCTCGGGCCGCACGGGCGCAATCATCGGCGACGGCGGGAAGGCGCTCGGGCCGCTCCAGATTCACAAAGGCTATCACTCCGACGCACGCATCGGCGGCGACTACTCGCGCTGCGCTGATCTCGATTACAGCAAGCGCGTCGTGACCGCCTACCTTCAACGCTACGCGCCCGCAGCGTGGGCGGCAGGCGACGTGAAGACCCTCGCTCGCGTGCACAACGGCGGGCCGCGCGGCGCCAGCAAGCCCGCGACCGTGGCCTACGGCGACAAGGTCGCGCGCCTCACCAAATAACTTTCGGAGCCGCCCGATTGCCAAGGCCAACGAGCCCGACCGTGGGCGTGCGAAAATACGCGGTCACAACTCAGCAACACAACACAACGACAACACGACAATGGAAAACGACGACGACAACGAAATGCTCTGGGCCGCGCAAGACCTGCGCACCATCACAAGCAACCAGACCGAGGTAACGATCTCGCGGCGAGTCATCATCTCGCCGATCAACTCAGGGCCGAAATGGGATTACCTAATCACCTTCGGCGACCTAATGAATCGCGGGAAGTGGCGCTGGGAGTGCGCTCAAGCGGAGACGCTAGAGCGCGCGGTGGAAATCGCAAAGCTCCAAGCGGTGACGCAGGGCAACGAACGCAACCGCGAGCTTGCGATCTTGCGCGAGTCAGCCGCGAAGCTGGGCGTGCAGCTCGTGGAGGCCGCACCATGAGCCGCCCAAGTTCACCGCTGGTGCCGCTCGTAATTCGCCGCGTGCTCGAAGGATTTTCCACTAAGGAAATCGCGCATGAGGCGAGACTGACCGCAGGCGCGGTGTCGAAGATCATCGGCAACACGCCCGACATCCGAAAGCAATACGTCACGCACGCGGAATTTCGCCAGCTCCTCAACCAACGCAAGGCCACGCCATGACGCTCGACCTAATTCACGCGGAATTAATCCGCATCCGCGAAGCTCTCGAAGCTCGCCCGTTCGCATCGGGGGCACCGGCTGCAAAGCCCGCCGCTCCGCGCTCGGACGAGGTCCCGATGCCGACCGAAATCATCGAGGACGCTGGCAGCGTGCAGGTGCACTTCGGCAAGAATAAGGGCGTGGCGCTCTCGTCGCTCGGGGACCGATCAGTGGCGTGGTATGCGCAGGATCCTGAGCCACGGCTCGGGAACAACGGCAAACCCTTCCCGCCGCGACCCGAGGACGTGCTGCTGCGCAACGCGGCGCGGACACTCATCCACCAGAAGCGCGGGACTCTTCCGAGTGCCGCAGTTCCTACCGCTCCCGCAGCGACCTCTGTGAACGAGGAACACGTCCCGTTCTAAAAGCAAAAGCCCGTCGCGGGAACACAACCGCGACGGGCAGCAAAACAACACAACAACATCAGTCGATTCGTAAAAAATGAACACAGCAGAAACACCCACAGTCACATCAACCGCCGTAGTCGATACGCCCAAGACCGTCATCACGACCACAGCCCCAAAGCCTCTCATCAACTACGGCGCGCAGGGAGTGAAGCTCGCGAGCCTCGAAGACGCGTTCCGATTCGCAAACGCGATCGTCGCCAGCGGATTTGCGCCGCGCGGCATGGAGAAACCGGAGGCGGTGCTGGTCGCGATTCAACTCGGGGCGGAGCTCGGGCTCACGCCGATGGCCGCGCTCCAGAACACGGCAGTCATCAACGGCAGGCCAGCGATCTACGGCGACGCCGCGCTCGCCTTGGTCCGCGCATCCGGTCTGCTCGAATCCTTTAACGAGGAGGAGGTGGGCGAGGCCGGCAAAGATTCCTTCGGCGTGCGCGTCACCGCGGTTCGCCGCGATGGCTCGAAGGGCTGCGAGACATTCACGGTGGCCGACGCCAAGGCCGCGAAATTGTGGGGCAAGGCCGGTCCTTGGACGGACTACCCGCGACGGATGCTCAAGTTCCGCGCGCGAGGCTTCGTGCTTCGCGACGTGTTCGGCGACGTCTTGAAGGGACTCCGCACTGCCGAGGAGGTCCGCGACTATCCCGAAGAGCGCAACATCACGCCGCTCTCCGAGAAGGTTTCGGGCGGGCTCACCATGTCGATTACGCAAGGGGGTGGCGCATGAGCACGCTGAACGACCTGCGGCCAACGTATGTGCTGCGGAAATACAGCACGACGCTCCTGCTCGCCGCGCTCCTCGATCGCGCGATGGATCGCGACCAACTCGAAATCGACCGGCTCGAACTCTGCATTGAGAACATCGAGAAGCGGAACGAGGGACGAATCAAAGAGCGCGCCGTCTTGCGCGCAAAACTGGAACAGGAAAACAACGAAAAGAAAGGCACCAAATGAACACCGGAGAAATCAAAAACCAAGCAGTGATAAACAACGCAACGGAGCAATTTCGCTCGCTGCTCGAAACGCACTTCGTGGCAATCGCTCGCGCTGCCGAGGAGTCATTCGTCGAGGAAGAAAACCAAACCGAGCCGAAAGCGAAGGCATCGTTTGCGCTTGAGTGGGATGCGCTCTCACTCGCGCCGAAGGTCGTGGTGAAGATTGGATGGAGCGTGCGCTACAAGGACGAGACCGAAGCGATGGTGGACCCATTGCAATCGAAGCTGGGACTCGTGGAGGATGCGAAATGAAGACGCCAAGCAACGACGGCGGAATGGCGTTCCCGACTGTGTTTCCTGCCGAACATTACGGAACGGGCTATCGAGGCATGACCCTGCGCGACTACTTCGCGGGGCAAGCGCTGGCAGGGATGCTCATTAACTACACGACGCAGAAGTTGGGAGTCGGCGAAGAAACATGCGCAAAGGGCGCTTATCAATTTGCCGACGCCATGCTCGCCGCACGCGAGCGCAAGGAGGACGCGCCATGATCGCCGAACCCAACGAAGTCTATCACGCGAACGAAGCGATCTCGCACTCAAAGCTCGAGCTATTCCGCCGCCGTCCCATCTCGTATTACCGCCGCTTCGTCGCGAAGACCGTGGCGCGACCGGAGCCCACGGAAGCGTTTCGCCTCGGCTCGGCGGCTCACTGCGCGGTGCTTGAGCCCGCGACATTCTGGGACCGCTACGCGCTGCGACCGGAGGGCATCGACCGGCGGACGAAGGATGGCAAGATTGCCTTCGCGGAGTTCGAGGCTGCGAACGTGGGCAAGACCGTAATCGACCAAGGCGAGGCCGGTAGCGTGCGAGAAATGGCCGTGGCGGTGCAAAATCATCCGCTAGCGGCGCAGCTATTGGGCGCTGGCTCTCCCGAGTTAAGCTGGCGCGTTGCTCCTGCGGGCGGCATGGCTCTGCAATGCCGCACCGACTGGTTCAACCGTGCGGGCTGCGAGTTGAGCGGCGGGCGCCCCTACATCGCGGACCTAAAGACCGTCGAGAGCTTGGACGCGGACGCCTTCCGCAACTTCGAGCGCGCGTGCTTCTCCTTTGGCTACCACCGGCAAGCGGGATTCTACCTGCCGCTCATCACCGAAATCATCGGGTCACCGGTGTTCGATTTCTTCTTCGTGGCCGTCGAGAAGTGCGAGCCCTACGGCGTGGCGGTTTATCGGCTGTCAGACGCGGCCACGGCACGCGGGCACGACGAAACGATCACGGACTTGATTCGTTTGCAGGCGTGCATTAAGGACCAGCAATGGCCCAACCTCCCGAACGACCTCCGCGAAATCGGACTGCCAAAGTGGTATGGGGGGACCGAATGAAAACCACAACTGACTTGGCTTTCTTCGTGATCTTCTTGGCCGTGCTCATCGTGGCGTATCCGTTTATCTTTACGCGAAAGGACGACGACGATGATCTCTGACGCACTCACAGTCGCCGCGATCTTTGCGGGCGGCGGGCTACTTGGCTACATCATCGGAGCGGCGCGAGGCCGCAAGCGCGGGCGCGACGAGCAATGGGTCGAGTGCTTCCTTGCGGGCGAAAAGCGCGAGAAGGCACGACGGGAAGCAGATGGACGATTCAAAAGCAAAACCAAATCATGAACAAACGAAAATCAGACGAGGCAAAACGCATCCAGTGTGACGCTATGCTCGCGCAGTTTATGCCCGTTAAAACGATCGCGCAGGCCCTTAGAATGAGCCGTGGGACCGTGAGCGAACGAGCGAAGCGCGCGGGGATGACGAGGCAATACATCACCGACGAGGAGCAAGGTCATCTGCACGCTCGCAGGTCGGGGCTTATCGCTCGGGAATGGATGAACGCGAAATGAGCACGCTCGCATTTACAATCACCGGCGAGCCGAAGGGACAGCCGAGGCCGCGAGCGTTTGCGCGGAAGATGGGCTCGATTCACGTCGCGAGGTTTTACGATAGCGACGTGGCGGACGCGTGGAAGCGAGCGGTGCAGATCGCGCTGCTTGAAATGGCGAAGCAGACCCGATGGGAACTCACGCTAGGGCCGGTCTCGGTCTCGCTCAATTTCGCAATGCCGAGGCCCAAGTCGCACTCAGGGATGAAGGGGCTCAAGTCGAGCGCACCGGTGCATCACGTTGGAAAGCCGGACGTGGACAACCTCGCGAAGCTCATGCTTGACCAGATCACGCGCAGCGGGAATGTATGGCGCGACGACTCGCAGGTCGTCAGCCTGACCGTGCACAAGTTCTGGGCGGTCGCGAACGAGCAAGGGTGCTCGGTTTCGATCTCTACGCTCGGGATTTGAGTTTACAGCGGGGGCGAAAGCTGAGAGAGTCGAAACAGGTCGTAAGAAGCCTAAGATGAAATTATCAACAGAACTTTGTCTGTCAGTCTGCGCGAGGCGTGTTTCATCGCCAATCTCTTACCGCGTGGGCTGACGGACTTTTTGTTTTATGAATACCAGCGAAGACGGAAAAGAAATAATCTGCGAAACCAAGATGGAGGTTTCAGCTTACATCACAGAAGGCGGCGGCATTGCGATCGAGCAACTCGATCCGATGATGAATGAGTCAGGGCT